AAAATGGAGTTCCTCCTAGTATATAGGAATTTGGCTTTTTGATTTTTTTGTCATTTTAGGCTTCATTTGAAGCTTCATTACTAGGAAGGACGTTATATTATGAGAAATGTATTGAGAGCAGTAATTAATATTATTAGTAGTATTTTTTGTGTGATTTCGATGATAATGATATTCGGTTCTGTATCTACAGAATCTTTGAGTGTTATGGAAATGGTAGGGGTGTTTTCTATTGGAATGGTATTTCTATGGTTAACAATTGAACTTCAACTTTTTATTAATGATAGATTATAGGGTGGGAATTATGTCTAAAGCAAAAGCTAAGATACGTGCAAAATGGGCAAATGAAGTTGTAGAGCCTACATTACCAGAGAAATATACCAAAGGTGAAATGACTGCAGCATTAAATTGGTATAACACAATGGCTGATCAAAAAAGTATAATTCGTTATATCAACACATATTTGAAAAAAAGGAAGATAGAAAAGGTCATTCCGAAATCTGTAAGCACACAAACTGCAGGTGCAATCATGAGAATGATTGATAGAGGTATCATTTCCGATATGAAAACTGAAAAATATATCTCAGACTTTATAGATCGATTGGAAGATCCATCACCGACTACTAAGACTGTCAGTAAACCAGAATTGACAATTCAACAAAGGACTGCAATTAGAAGTAATGCATATATTACAGGACTAGATAATGCATTTGAGGATTTTCTAGAATCTGGTTTACTAATGAAGTTCAATACACAGAAATATTTATCTGATAATTCTATCAAATCATCATATTCAACTGGGTTGATTGAATGGATGGTATCTGTAAGGGAAGAGTTTAAATTATCAATGACTGATAAGGAAATGAAAGAAGGGTATGATAACTTCTCGACACCACAAAAGAAAAAGGTTATTAAATTCTTTGATGATATGATTTCAGAAACTCAGGTGTATATGAATGCAATTGCACCAAAAAGAGTTAAGAAGTCTAAATCACCAGAAAAGATTGTTGGAAAGGTTAAGTATCTTCAATCATTTTCGGAACTTAAGCTTAAATCACAATCACCTGAAAAATTAATTGATGCGAAAGAAGTATGGTTATATAATCCTCATACTAAAATGTTAAGTTATTATTCGAGTGCTGGTGGAATGACTGTCAAGGGTACAACACTTCAGGGATATGACACTTCGGCTCAACGTAGAATAAAAAAACCAATTGATAAGATTGGTGTATTTATGAAATCTCGTAAAGGTCAAATGATTAAGAAGTTTGGTGTTATCGATAAGACAATTATATCCACGGGTTCTGGTAGGTTAAATGACAAAACATTGATTCTTAAAGTGTATTAACCCCTATCGGTAATATTTTTCATATAAATCATCTAATACATGTTAATAATCCCTTTCGGGAATAATGCCTGACTTCGGTTGGGCATTTTTGTGTGTGCAGTATAAATACATGAAATTCTGAAGGTATTGATATTATATGGAAAATTATACAGGTAAAGACTTAATATGGTTTGTTGGGGTGGTTGAAGACCGACAAGATCCAGAAAGATTGGGGAGGGTTCGTGTTAGATGTTTAGGACATCATACGGAAGATAAGACCAAGATACCTACACCAGATCTTGCATGGTCAACGGTGATGGCGCCCACAACTTCACCATCAATGGATGGTATGGGTCATACCCCATCTTTTTTAGTAGAGGGTTCTTGGGTAACAGGTTTTTTTCTGGATGCATATAGACAAGAATCTGTAATTGTTGGATCACTGCCTGGCTTCAATTCGGAACTTGACCGTGATGAATGGACATTAGAAAATCGTGGATTTAGAGATCCTAATGGTGCATACCCTAGACAATCAGATTCCGATGTTTCTAGACTTGCAAGAGGTCAACATGCAGAATCACATGATTCACTTATCACACGAAGAAAAAATCGAATAACCGATATACCCAAAGCAACCAAACCATATATTAAAACGGTTGAATCTGTCGCGGTTGATCCAAGACAGACATGGGAAGAACCACATCCAAAAAGTAACACTTATTCCCAGTATCCATATAATCATGTAACTGAGTCTGAGTCTGGTCATGTTTTTGAGGTTGACGATTCACCTGGCGGTGAAAGGATAATGAATTATCATAGAACTGGAACATTTGATGAAATTCATCCAGATGGTTCTAAGATGACCAAAATTGTAGGCACAGATTATGAAATAGTATTGAGAGATAGGAATGTTTCTATTGAAGGATCATGCAATCTGACTATCGGTGGTGCATGTAGAACTTTAATTAAGGGGGATTATATTCTTGAGGTTGAGGGTAATTATACAGAAAAGATTCACAAAAACCATTTCTATAAGATAGGTGTTGGTAAATCAGGTGGTAATGAAGCATTTGAAGTACGTGGGAATAGAACAGGAAATATTAATAAAAATGATAATCTACGTGTAATGCTAGATCAGGTATCACATATTAATGCAAATTATATAAAACAAGTGAATGGAACATATGATTTGTCGGTTGTTAAAGATATGACCTTAACTGTTATGAAGTCTTATAATTTATCTGCATCTAATAATATATCATTAGCTGCACTATCTAGTAATTTCAATGCAACTGCCGGTGGTGCAATGACATTGAGTTCAACTGGTAGGTTACATATACAGACTCCGAGTCAGATCCGAACTGAATCTGGTACGGAGATTAAAGAAACAGCACCAGTAATTAACATGAACTAATATGGCAATACTACCGAATATAACTTTACCTGATGCATCTATACCAGATATAGATCTAGATAAAATCAATATACCATTACCTACTGTTGATATACAGAGTGCAATTGATAATTTTCCTGGCCTCGATTTATCTACATCTTCTGCATTAGACACATTCAAGGTATGTGGACTTGATGTTAATAAGACTGCAGTCAAGGGTGTATTACTTGCAGCAGCTGCATATGCACTTTCCAATTCGAATGCACTTGCATCTTTGAAATCCCAAGCAGGAGTTATGGTTCAGAGTGCCATGGAACAGGCACTAAGGGAATTCGTTCAACCAGTGTATGATGTACGTGATTCGGATGGTGAACCAATATTACAACAAGTAATTGCACTTGCAGTAATGGCGGAACAGTTTCAGAAGAATCCGGAAGATGTTATCAATCAACAATTAATACAAGTTTATAATGAGAATCTTGCAGATTTCCAGACTGTCTATGGTGATGCACTTAATAAAGCTGGGGTTTCTGTTAATAATCTAATTGATGGTATCCTAGATAATATCGATCCATGTGCATTGGTACCTAACATATTAATGAAGCCTGATGGAACAGTTTCTGAAAATCCGAAGGAACCCTTATTTGCAAAAGATCAGTCTGAACCAGAAGATCCATCAGAAGAAACTGCAATAATGAAAGCATTAAAATCACAGACATTCAATGATTTAAATTTCACAAGGGTAGTTGCAGCTGGTGCAAGAACGTTAACTGAGGAATCATTGGAAGTGGTTAAAACACTTGGCCCAGATGCAAAAACTACACAGTCAATTAAACAAACAATTGTTGAATATTGGGATAATATTAAATCGATAGAGGATATTGATAGATCAATTCTTAAGAGTAGGCCGATGACTTCACCGACTATAGAAAAGATTAAAATGGAGAACGTTCGTCAGGGAACTGAGATTCCACTTCCACCACCATTATCACAATCGGTATTGCCAGAGGTTTCATCAGAAGATAAGATTGCATTTGCAGCCTCACAAGAAACCGAGAATAAAATGGTATTGTACAATGAGGAAAATCAAAGTAACTTTAAAAAATATGTGGTTAATAATCCACATATAGATAATATGACAACCGGTGATCAGTATGCACAATGGGAAAATGATTTAAATGCAGATCCTATGTATGTTGCATGGGTTGATTGGAGAGTATAATGCCAGCCGTTGCAAGAATTGCAGATCCTACAACTACAGGTCACGGGTGTGATGTAATAACTACGGTTATATCTGGGTCAACAACTGTATTTGCAAATTATATTGGTGTAGAACATAAAGGGGATCCAACACAAATTCATACACTACCTTGTGGGAATTCGTGTTGTCCACATCAAGCAAAGATTAATGTTGGGTCTGGTACAGTTTTTGCAGATGGTATTGCAATTGCAAGAGTTGGGGATTCAACTGACTCTGGTGCCATTATAGCAGGATCCTCCAATGTAAATGCTGGTGGATGAGTATAAATATAGTTAATAAAACCAGAACCAGAGAATTCTAATGGCTACTACATTTCATGATGCAGAGGATACTAATTTATCCAGAAATACATCAAAAATTTGGAAAGATCTGAACATCGCATTCACCAAACATCCAGTTACTGATGATGTAACTAGGGTATTTGATGTTACTGCAATTAAGAGATCCGTGATGATGTTGATACAGACTAACTATGGGGAAAGACCATTTCAACCATGGCTAGGATCTAATATCAGACGATTGATATTTGAGAATATGGATTTCATCCAATTGTCTGTATTGAGAACAGAGATAGAACAATTAATTGGCAATTTCGAACCTAGAGTGGTATTGACTGACCTTGATATAGTACCTGATGATGCAAATTCATTAATGGTAACTATCCATTTTACTATAATCAATGCACCAAATGAACATCATACAATAGAAACCATCCTAGAAAGGATTAAATAGATATGGCAACGACTAATAAATTAAACATAACTGAACAGGATTTTTTCGAAATAAGAAACAATCTAAAAACGTTCTTATCACAACAAGATCTTTTAACTGATTATGATTTTGATGGTTCTACCATTTCAGTTCTTTTGGATGTCCTTGCATATAACACACATTATACTGCAATGACTGCAAATATGGCAGTCAATGAAATGTTTTTGGATTCTGCAGTTTTAAGAAAAAATATTGTTGCACATGCAAAAGCATTAGGATATACTCCACAATCCTCTAAATCATCTGTTGCAACCGTTACATTTACTGCAACATTTACATCATCATACCCATCAGTTACATTACCCGCGGGTACAGTTTTCGAATCATCTGGTGGAAACGAAACATATAAATTTGTATTATTGGAATCTTATTCTGCTAATCCAACTCTCAATAGTACCGGTCATCATGTGGCAGTATTTGAGAATATTAAACTGTATGAGGGTAAATTAATAACTAATGTATTCAATATTGTAAATGGTGTGCAGAAATACACTATTCCGAATACAGGGATAGATACTTCAACTATATCTATTTCCAGACTTGATGGATCTAATAATATTCCTATCATATATGCAAGTGATATTGTAGTTGCCGGTAAAGAATCTGGACAAGATCTATTCTTTCTTGATGAGGGGTCGAAAGGTCTTTATACTGTAACTCTCGGTGATGATATTATTGCAAAAAAACTAATAGATGGTACACAAGTTTCTGTTAAATATCTAAAAGTATCTGGTGACTCTGCAGATGGTATACAGAGATTTGTTTATGGTGGAGGTATTCAAGATAATAATGGAAATATCATCTCTCCTGATTCTATTTCTACTGCAACGGTATCACCTAGTATTGGTGGTGGTGGTGCGGAAAGTATGGAATCTATCAAACGAAATGCACCATTTACTTATACTGCACAAAATAGAGCAGTAACTGCAGCAGATTATTCAACTATTATTCGTAGAATATTCCCTAATCATGACTCTATATCAGTCTGGGGTGGTGAAGATAATATTCCACCAATTTATGGTAAAGTCTTTATTTCAATCAATCCAAGTACAGGTGATAGATTGACAAATGCGACCAAACAGCATATTGTCGATCAATTGTCTGAATATAAAGTTGCAAGTATTATCCCAGAAGTTATCGATCCAGAATTTCTTTATATTAAATTGAATTGTGTATTTGCTCATGCATGTGGTAGATCGACTATGACAAAATCTGAGGTAGTTGATATTATCACACAAACAATCTCTGATTATAATGAAACACAACTTCAACAATTTGGTGGATCGTTTAAACATTCTAATTTGTCTACGTTAGTTGATGCATCTGATTCAGCAGTAATATCAAACACTATTCGATTGACTGTTGAAAAACGTGTTGATGTGAATTTCTCAGTTGATAATAAATATATATTCAATTTTGGTGCAAAAATATTACATCCACATGACGGTCATGTTGTTGGTACTGATGGTGTATGTTCATCGAATGCATTCTATATGATTGGTAACACAACTGATAAATTTGAATTTGTTGATGATGGTTATGGTAATATGGTATTGTTTAGTTCTTCTCGAGGTGGTGGTTCACGTAAAGTGGAAGATCAAAATGCAGGAACAGTTGATTATGATACAGGTCTAGTGACAATCAATTCAGTTAATATACATCAGTTGCATGGTGGATCAGATTATCTTAGTATGACAGTTTCTGTAGATTCGAATGATGTTATGCCATCTCATGGACAAATAGTTTCTATATCAGATATAGTGGTAAGTGGTGTTGATGATCTAGGGGATTTATCGGGTTATTCTGCAAACGTGCAATATAAAGCAACTTCATCTAGGATATAAGAATGCTTTCTATCAGTCAGAAAATAGAGTCAAACTTTCCAGAGTTTTTAAGAGAAAGCCATCCAGAATTCATACAGTTTGTAAGACATTATTATGAATTTCTAGAAGCAGGGGAATATACCGTAATGAACGGTGAGTATTTCTCCGCGGGTGATATGATCACCTTGCCTGATACTACACAAATTAAAGTGTATGCAGTAGATGGTAATCGATTATTTCTGCCTGCGGATAAACCAATTGCAATCGGATCTATATTGACAATTGGTTCGAATACCACTATCGTAAAAGATTTCAGACCAAATCCTGTCAGATCTATTACTGATTTATTGAAATATCGTAACATTGATGAGACTGTGGATAGATTCTTCAGTTCATTTAAAAATGAGTTTATGAGGACTATACCACATAAACTTGCAAATGGTATCGATGAGAGAACTGTAATAAAAAATATTACAGATCTATATAGATCGAAGGGTAATCTTCAAGCAAACGAATTATTCTTTAGAATGTTGTTAGATGATTCTGTTGAACTTTATTATCCATCAGCCGACATGATTCGAGCAAGTGGTGGACAATGGAGTCAACATGAAACAATGACTCTTCGACTTAATTCTTCACAACTTAATGGTAATACTTTATATGGTTCCGAGGGTCTAACTGCAGCATTAAGTAATTTTATTGGCCAGAAGATTTCACAGGTAGTGGGTTCAGATGAGAGTCCGATCAATGCACGAATAGAAGAAGCCATATTTTTTGAACATGATTCTGAACATTATATAAAGATTATTCTTAATTCTGAGAGTCTTACAGGATGCTTCAGACCATATGCAATGTGTAATGTGCAAGGACATGATGGATATTATACATCATTCATTATTATGCCGTCATTCAATGGTGTCGATTTTGATTATACGGGACAGTATAATCCAGATGGTTATGGTATATCTGTTACTGGTATGTACAATCCAGCAGAAGTTATAATCGGTTCAACTGGTAAAGGAACTTTAGATTCGGTAATTGTCATTGATGATGGTGATAATTACCAGTATGGTTCTACTATTACGGTGAATACTAATGAAGGTCATGCCACTCTTAACATAAGTGGTATTAACCCACCTATTGAATCTGAAGATGGTGATGATATATCATTTGAGGATGGAACGATATACCAATCTAATAAGTCAGGTCATAAAATCCTTATTGAGGATGGAACCCCTGATGCGGTTGGATCGATATCAGATGTAACTATATCCAATAATAAGGATTTGTTTGATGATGTACCTCTAATATCTACGGTGAATCTGAATGGTATTGAGTCTGCTAAACTGGAATTTGTAACAACCTCTATTGGATATCTTAAATCTATCACAATAAAAGATTTTGGATTTATTTCACCGATTGACAATATAGATAACATAAAAGTTAATTGTCCGGTAGTATTCAAGTTGACAGATATTACAGGTCAATTTATTGAGGGAGAGGGAATTACTGGTGGAGCAGGAAAAAGTGCATCTCTGACAAAATTCATAGAATATAATTCCGTGATGGTATTCTCAGTAGAGGATATTGATGTAGGTGGATTTGTAAATCTTAAAGGTGGTAATGAGATAACTGGTATTACATCAGGTGCAAAAGCAACTATTTTGAATGTTGAAACTGCAACAGGTACACCGATTATATCTGGTGTTGCTAGAAGTGATGGAACACATATATCTTCATCATCCTTTATATCAGAATATGATAAAAGGGTACAAGATAACTTTTATTATCAAAACTATGCATATGTGATAAAAACATCAGAAGCAATTGATTCATGGAGAGACTTCCATAAGAATGCAATACATCCAGCCGGATTTAATGTTTTCGGTGAAATTGCAATGACAACAAGAATTTCTGCTAAATCAGGTGTTACATTTATATCTGAGACATTCACACCAGAATTATTCTCTACCTTTGTTGATATTTTTCAATCGATTGTTCATCGCCGTGGAGGACATCCAAGTACTGGTGTTAAAAACCAAGATCCAATGACTCTTTCGGAGAGATATCCGTCATTGAGAACTATTGGTGATTATGATGTAACAACTAAAACATCATGGCATTATAATTTATGTTTACATACTGGAAGACATTTTCAATCAAGTTGGGAATATATTGATAAGTATAAGTTTGTATCATTTGGTGCAGAGGGTCTTACAACTTCGGAAGTTGCAAATGATCTTCCTGGCCACACCAGACTTCTAACACCAATTGGTGGAACCGGTTCGGTAATTCATCCAGATAATAATTACGTGATTCCAACAAGATCTGGTTATAGAATTGCAGATCTAAAAGATGTTAAGATTGAAGAGTTTAACCATCAGAAAGCAAATAATTGGATTAAGAAAACTAATATTGCATTAAATTCTGAGATCATAATCTTAGATCGTGAACCGACTAGATTACAAACTTTCATTTCATCAAGACCGAAATTGGAAGTATTAGATCTATACAAATTTATGGCTCCACCATATACCGCATTTAATGGAGTGCATAACTCCCCTAGTATAAATAGAGTTAACATAATTGGTGTTGGGTCTGCAAGTAATGATACAATAACATGGACACATCCTGACTTTTCTACTAAAGGTATGAATAGACAGGGTTACGAAATACAACAGTTTAACACAACTAAAATTTCGGACATGGTAGACAACCTAGATAGAAGACACTCTATAGGTATACCATCTGAAATAACACAAGCAACATACCCATAAGGTATTATAAAGGAAAAGATATATGTCTGCCATAATTACATCAAAATTTAGATACGCTAACGCACAAAACTTCAAGAACTCGTTTGGAATTGCAAGTGAACCATATTACATGTTCATTGGTAGATCCAGACTTTGGGCGGATGAAGGCAATCCACCAGTTCCAGTAGATTCTATTTCTTCTGAAACATATCACCACAGAGATATTTTATCTGCAAAAGGTGTGAGTTCAAGTGATGTGGAATATGTAATCCCACGTAGGAATTGGACTTCTGGTACTATGTATGATCATTATTCACATGATGTATCAGCTGCGGCACCATCAGATTCTGGTAAAACATCATTATGGGAATCGTATTTCTTTATTAAAACATCATTGAACCGTGTGTATGTTTGTATTTGGAATAATGGTGGAGGTCTTTCGACTGTAGAACCTAGTCATACATCTACTGCAAATTATCAAACTTCTGATGGATACATCTGGAGATTTTGTTACGAAATCACATCAGTTCAAGTACAGAAGCATTTATCACTCGACTTCATGCCGGTTTCTGATGCTACACCAGCTGGTGTAGTTTCTGGTGCAATTGATTTTGTTAAATTGATATCTAGTGGTACTGGATATAATAATGGTACGCACACACTTCCAATTGTTGGGGATGGTACTGGTGGTACAGTTTCTATGGTTGTTTCATCTGGTACAGTAGATACTGTTACCATATCTAATGCGGGATCTGGATATACTTTTGCATCTATTGATCCAAGTGGTCAACAAGGTGCTGGTGGTACTGATCATAATCTTAAAGTTATTATTCCACCAATTGGCGGTCATGGTGTCAATAATAAGATTAATCTTGGTGCATTTTTTATTATGGTAAACACTACACTATCTGGTGAAGAGGGTGCGGGTGATTTCCAAAGTACTAAAATGAGACAGGTTGGATTGATTAAAACTCCACATACTGCAAGTGTACCATCTACAGGTTCTACATTATCATGTGTGAATTCTATAACACTGTTAATGAACTCAGGTACTTTTATTGAAGCCGAAACAATCA